TCCATTCCAGAATACATACAACAAATTGATTTGGTCTTAGAAGAAAGAATCTAATGTTGATTTAGAAATAATACGATCGGTGAAACCGAAGTGATTACACCAAATTTCATCGATCGTTTCTTTAACCTTTTTACTCTGTAGAGAGTTTAGATCTAGATTAGGATTATTAGCAAGTTCAATGTATCTAGCTGCAACTTCTTTCCTAGAAAAAACATTATCAACTAATTTGTAATTGTTTTCTACTATCTTCTGATAATTATCCTCTGAAATATCCATAAATCTCTTAATATGTTCGGCAAACATCTTTGGTGTCGCATCATACGGAATCATCAAATAATTTTCATTTGGTTTAAGAAGATCAGTAATTCCCTCTAAGTTATCAGATACACCTAAATTCCTAGCAATAGGAACAACACCAACACGCATTGCATCTACAATCACTCTATTAAAATGTGAACCGTATGATCTAGACCAAGAAGTGTCAATTAGAAACTTAGATTCAGAAAGAATAGAGTCTCTCTTTTGTTCAGAAATAAACCCGATATATTCCATTCCATTATCTAAAGCATTATCCCAAATCTTGTTAGACAACCATTCTGGTTTAGCATCTGGATCACGATCGAGTGTACAGAAATATTCTTCTTTACACTTATCCTTTGACGTCATGTATGCACGTTCAATACCATCTCCTGCAACAATTACTTTTGCATATGATGACATATGTGGAACAGCAGCCACCAGATCATCAACTCTCTTCCATCTTTTGAATGTCTGAAGAGATAGAATGTGATTCTTTCTTGTATTGAATGGAATATCTCCTCTCTCAATAGGCTTTTGTGGATTGACGATAAGAGATCTAGGGATCTCCATCTGTTCTGCAGATTCAAAAGCACTAGGATGCACACAAGCTAATCCAGAAATATTATCCTTTAACTTATGAATCCAAGGATAGTACTTCAATAGATTACCATCATGAACGATTGCTATTTGTTTAACCTTAGCATCCAAATTAGTAATCATCTTAACCCATTCAGTTTCACCTTCAGTTTCTTTGGATTTGAATCCGAAAATAGATTCCCAAATAACCATATCGAATTCGTTAGCTCTCTTGACAAAACTTTGAATCCATTCAGAAGAAAGAAATGGTTCATATGGAACACCCCACCCATTTCCTTGATGGATAGGATAACCTGATCCTTCTCCAATAGTATATTGACTTAAATCTTTTGTCAATTTACCAGGAGATTTCTTGGAAGCTTTAACACAGAGTAATTCGACCTCATGGCCGAGATCTTTGAATCCAGCCATGAGTTGCTCTGTGTGATTGAGTATCCCACCCACATTATTAAAATCATGTGCAATTACTAAAATTTTCATATTAAATATCCAAGGTTGCAGTCTTCTTACCGAAAACTTCTTCTTCTATCTCAGACGCATATTCATGCAATCCATTATCTACCAGATACTTGTACCATTCCTCACTCTTATCCCATCCAGCTGAGACTCCATTCCAGCGCTCATACCAAAGAGGATGTTTAGAATTCTTTCTTCTGGATTCAATAAAATTGTATCTGGTGTCTTCATAAATCTTTTCTCTACACTCAACAATCTTCTCACGCATATAACATACAATAGAAATTCTTTCATGATCATTATTTGGTGAAGAAATCTCTGTATTACCGTGGATAGAATGTAATTCTGCTAACAAGAGATCACCAGGTTTCACATTAACAGCAGCTCTATATTCAGGGAAAACCAAATAACATCCTTCCCAATCTTTACCATTCGAAGTTACAGTTAAATTACCAAATCCTTCTTTGAAGTCACCAGCATCACGGTGTGCAGCTGTTCTGTAATTCTTGTTAACAGTAACAGTAGAATAAACGGAATTACCTATCTTGTATTCTGGATCCACTTTAGCAATAGCTGCTTTCTGAATTTCGAATCTACCAGGAACCAACTCTTGAAACATCTCAGAAATTTTCTCGATAAATGGAATCGCAGTACTGAAAACTTCTCTATGATTTGAAGTGTACGAAGTTAGTCTGCAGTACGGAATCCTCGGATATTTCTCGTAGGAGCCAGCAATACCAGAGAATACAGGATTAGCATAAGAAGTATCTGAGATCCAATCATTGATAATTTCAACTTCTTTTAATCTATCTTTATATGATAGTTTCGCTGTCTTCTCTACCCAAGCATCAAAATCAAATCCTGCTGGTCTCTTGAGAGTTAACCAAACTCTCCCTTTTGTAGAAACTTCTTCTGAAGTCTTAGCTTTCGCATAAGCTTCAGCAATAGGATCATCTGATGTAACAGTATTCATCGATCCAGATAAAACATCAATCAATCTTTCTTGTAAAGCAGTTACCCAATCTCTTCCTGTTGATTTCTCTGTTCTTGGTCCAGCAGCGATACCACGATTTTGTGACTCACCAGCAGCATCTCTCAATCCTTCATAAGCCATCTTGACTAACTCTGGAGAGAATACACCTTTCCTGAATTTAAGTAGAAGATTATGTTCACCATTTTGGATTTCATTACCAAAAGCATCGACAGTATGCTCCAAAGGTTTATATACATCGCAATCTTCTTCGATTAGAATATCATAATGAGATTCGTCTAAGAATTGTCCCAGAATTTGTTCATTAGGATATTTCTTTTCTAGATAAATAGTCTTCATAAGTCCCTCACTTATATTATACCTTAAATGTGTTTGTGTGGCAATAGTTAGTTGCCACACATATTTAGATTTACGAATTTTCGAGGATTAATCTGGAATCTTCCATTCTCCATCATCAGTTCTGCATTTAGTTACTTTAGCTTTCTTCTCTTCACCATCAATTGTCACTTTAATATCAAAGTCTTTACATTGAATTTTCTGATCTTTGTAAACAACTTCTTTTGATTTCGTAGATCTTCCAATAACGAATCCCAGAATACCAACACCCAAACCAATAGCAGTCGCAGCACCAGGTGTTATTCCTTGTCCTTGATTTGAACGATTATGATTATGGATTGGATAGGTATGATAATGAGTTGGATATCTACGCCATCTATTAGCGTATAAGTTAGTTGCGAAAACAAAAATTAAACTAAGACACAGAAGTTTCTTTAACATACTGTCTTACTTCCTTTTCAGTTAGAATTGTTACATCCAAAATATTTTCTACTAGAAAAGATCTGTATGCGCTTTTATTTAGGTCAAAAGCGGAAATTACATATGGATTAGATTTCTTAACTCTATCTGTTTTCTTCTCAACTACAGGAACAAAATCCGGACTTGTTGTACATAACATAACTCTTGCGTCGCCATCCTTCTTGATGAAGGATACAACACATAGATTATTGTACAATTGATTCAAAATTGTATTTCGATATTCGATTAATTCTTCAAGTGTATTAAATTTCATCGTTTAACTCCATTATCCGAAAACTCAAGTAGCAGTTGGATATCTGTAGGATTCTGATTTTGTAGTTTATGCTTCAAGTTAATAAGAAGAATTATGTTATGGATTGCCTTGTATAGATCCTTCACATTATATCCTTCTTTCTTTCCATACCGTGCCAGATACTCGATAGCATTGGAAATGAATGCACCTTCTGCATGTCCAATAACCATAATCAAATCGTTAACTTGAATGTCATTACCATTAACATAATGTGAATTATATGTTGACTTAATGAATTCTTCGATATCAGATAAGATCTCTTTTTCGTTATATTTCATTCTATACTCCCCATAAACTATTTAAGTCTTCTTTTTCTGTGATATCACCATTCGGAATCTCTTCACCATAGATAACAAGAGAAATCTTTGCTTGTCTAAACATCTCGATTGTTCTTGATTCATGTTCATAATATTGAGATGTTTTATGTTTAAATGCTTCTAGATTCTTAGGTGATACGATTACGTTCTTGATTCCTGATTGGATAATTGCTCTAGCACAATCTACACACGGAAAATGTGAAACATATATCGTGCATCCATTAATACATGTACCCATTCTTGCAGCATTATAGATAGCGTTTCTTTCAGAATGTTCAGCCCAGAAATATTTCTCAGGCTTCTCCCACTTTGTTAGATCTGTTTCATCAACTCCTCTAGGAAATCCATTGAAACCAGTTGATCTAATTTCGTTCTCTTTTCCTACAATAATTGCAGATGTCTTAGTGCGATCTTTAGATTTAATCGCAATAGAATCCAATAGTTCTATAAAATAATTATTCCAAGTCATGAGCGATATATGGGAGCTAGCGAATCTCTAACATCAGTTAGAACTTTACCAAGCCAGTTCTGTCCATTCCATTGAGGTTTATCAAAACAACGTTTGTCACCAAGAGGTAAACCGATTCCCCAGATTTTATCTACAGGTGAACATTCAACAAATTCTCCTGGTTGTTCCATCATAATCTTGAGTAAATCCGGATTTTGTGTGAACTTTGCCATATTGCCTGTGTAAACAAAAGTCTTTGCCAGAGAATCCCACAAATCTTTATCGAAATTTGGAATCTTCCTTCCTATAGATTTACAAACAGAAGGATTATCTGCAATTAAGATATCTGCTTCATATGGCCCACGAAATAATCTATTCTTACACCACATCATATACTGTTCAGCATTGTCAAACCAAATTCCATCTAAGAAAAACTTAGAAGGATACCATTGTGAAAACACTCCACCATAGAAGAAAATATATTCGTCAGTTCTAATTAGTGGGCAAGGATCGTATGTAATTTCGGTGCTTTGTACTTTATTGTATGTATTCATTATGTCGTCACCTTATCATTTAAGAGAATACTTTCTTTTACCAACTTGATCGAAACAAATTTAAAAAGATCTCCATAAACAGGATCTTCATAATAATGACTTCCACCAGTACCGTCTTCAACAGGAAATTCCTTTTTGAGGATTTCCGGCCACACATTAATAACCTCATCTAAATCTTTTGCTAATAGATGTTTAACGTATTGATGTGAACGCCAATAATCGCATGGTTTAGTATATTGAGAATATTTGTAATTACTCTGTCCAACTCGAAATGTCACTTCATACATTTGCAGTTTAATCATCTATTCACCTATCACTTATAATCAGTCTTGTACCAACCAGTCCCTTTCAAATGAAAGGAAGAGACGGAAACACATCGTGACACATCGCAATCTTGGTTATCACAACCAGGATATCGTTCGATCTCTTCATCCATCTTTAGTAGGATCTCGAATTCTTTCCCACAAGTATTACATTTGTAATCATAAATTGGCATATATCATACCCTCATCTAATTATAATGTCAATCTCTACGATCATCTATTCCTTTAAGGGTAGATTCGATCTTCATGAAAGGAATATAATGCCTCATAGGATCTTGTGTGCCATAGTGTTGGGCAATAATCTCACACATTCTTCTGGCACCAACAGGATTCATGGAATGAACCATACAAACATTAGTAGGCCATTTATTATTCTCTTTCATCCAAAGAACAACATCATAACCAGTTTCTTCTTGAGTTTCAGTCTCTTCGTAGTGTTCTGGTGCGAGATCGTGATCTAACCAAGCTTCTTCAATCTCAAAATTTTCCATTATATAGATGGCTTGTTCATAATCTTTTGCGATCTTCCAATCACCGATAAACGGACACGGTCTGACATCATCTAACCACAGTTTCATGTGTACTCCCATTTCTCAGAACCACAGTGTTCACAACGTTGAACAAGAGTTCGAACTTTCGGAATATATTGTTCGGCATCCATCCAATGGAGAGCGTAACTCTCTGGACTAAGTCTTTTGACTACACCTTTAGAATCCTTTCTATATGGAACATAGTTAATATGTAAAGAACCATAATCGTCTTCATAAGACTTGTTCTCTACCCAGTAGAATACCTCTTCGCCATTCTCAATCACTGTTTTCATAATATAATCAACTTACCTATAATTATAGCTTGTTCTTCAGTAATAGTCAATCTCTGAAGAAATTTTTTAATAGTATCTTCTGTTCCACCCTTTCTATCCGGTGAAACTAATGCTATCAAGTAATCGGAATCTCTTGCTATCAATGTGTTTCTTGCATATGCAGCCTTTGCATATGCAGCCTTATGGGGCAATCCATCATCTAAATATTTTTGGATTAGATCTGAATCTGGTTTATGAATGATAATTGGTATATCACACTTGGTGGCGATCTCTTCAGCAAAAGAGTCGCCACCTATTTTACATCCACCAGAAACTATACAATCTTCATCTTCAATAATAAGATTGGTTAATATCTTAACAAGAGCAAGGAAATCTTCTCGACTATTCCGTTTCCTAGATCCAATAATTCCGATGTTCATTATCTTTCCTGATAGATTACCATAGTGACATCGATAATATCACAATTTTCTTCAGCGAAGTCTAATATAATATCTAGAACACGTGTGAAGTCTCCACCAGCTAAACCACATCCAATCTTAGGAAATCCAATACGAATTACAGATTCGATATCCGCTTCAGATCTAATAGATAGAATTTTCTCTTTGAGATTTTGAAGAAAATGTTCAAATGCCTTATATTCAAAAACATCTTCTCCCCTAGAGAAAGTGTATTGTGTGTATGCATTGATGATATAGAAACCGATGTCAGTTTGATAGTGAGTGAATGTTCCTAGTTTAGATCGATCACCACGAATAGTTTGAGCATCGATCTCGGCTGCTCCTGGATATCGTTTTGAAATCTGACCTGCGATTCCGGATGCCATCGTACAGAAACAGTTACAACCATGTACAATAATATGGAAATAACCTTGTTCGGCTAATCCAATTAGATCACCTTTAATGATATTCATAATGTATATTCCTAATGATTGGCGTCCCGTGATTGAAATGGCTCACGGGACCAGAAGCCTAATCCCTGCTTTGTGGCAGAGACCAACCTGATGGTATGGCCATCATTCTCTTTATCTATCCGTTACTGATAAAGTAGTTTAACTTCTCAGCTTCAGCAATAATCTGCTCTGTAGTGGGCAGACTAGGAAGATTAGGATATTCGATATCCATACCTGCACGATTTACGTGATATTCATCAATCAAAGCTTCTCTTGTTTGCATGACTGGAAGTTCCAGTACATCCTTAGCTAACTTCAATACTTCTAAACGAATTTCATATGGCGTCATTCCCATAATAATTCTCCTTTGTGTTTTTTTTGTGTGTTTTGAGGTTATCAACAGAACAGATCCTTTCTATTGGTGGTAGTTAACCTCGAACTCAATTAATTGTGTCTTGGAGTTGCACCAAGATTCCTCAGGAATTTGATATCCCGCTTTCCTACTATTGGATGAACACGATTAATTTAACCACATTTTGTGAGATTGTTATAAACATCATCAGAAGTTATCTAGAAATTTCTAATTCTGTCTATTTGTGGTAGCCAATCTCATGCATACTTTTTAGACTCCTGTATAATAATGGCCTGGATTCGAACCAAGATTTCCCGGGACCTCCGGAAGTATCACCTCTTTAGACTAACACTATTATACGCCATCAACCACAAAACTGGAGCTGCGAATCGGTCTCGAACCGATAACCTGCGGTTTACAAAACCGCTGCTCTACCAATTGAGCTATCACAGCATTATTTCTTTCTCTTGCAATAACAATCGCATAAACATTTCTTTACGCATGGACACTTATCTACACAACATCCATGTGGTTTACAATACTTAGGCACATCACTATATGATGGATTAAATAATCCAAAGAAAAGAATTGACAATAGTAGAATGTATTTCATATAATTCACCTTAAACTTGTTTTCGGATTTTTATAGTCTCAGGATTATCCTCTTACCATGGTCGACTAGTACCATGAGCCGAATTTTGGCTCCCTCACTTGGACTCACGAACCAAGAATAATATTTCTACAGTTAGGCGATGAGGGAATAAATGGTCGGAATGGTAAGATTCGAACTTACGACTTCCTGCTCCCAAGGCAGGCGCTCTAAACCAGGCTGAGCCACATTCCGTTACTATACTATTTATTATACTTTATTTTGAACACATAGTCAAACTAAATCTTTTCACCAGGTTCGAAACCACGCCAGCGAAGGAATCGTGGGAATCGCAAGGAATATGTTCCATCCTGATTCTGTGTAATACCATCCGCCCGAACTTCTGCAATCTGACCAATAACAGAATCTTTAGCGGACCAAATCTCTGCTCGTTCTTCTTCAGTGAAGCCTGTTCCAACATTAACAGAAATCGTCTTTCCAGAATCAACACCTTCACAAACAATAGCACCAAGAGATCCGGCATTCTTACCAGTCCCAACTTCAACAGCAACCACTTCGAGAGAAAGATCAATGAATGGCTTCAACTTCAACCAAGAAGAAGACCGCTTGCATTCATATGGAGCCAAAGGATCTTTAATCATGATTCCTTCATATCCACCTTCGATCGCTGCCTCATTCATCTCACGGAAAATCTCACGACCTACAACAGTATCTAGATCGACAATCCGATTGGAAAGAATCTTTACATTCGGAACAACCAACTCGAATTCATCATACCAAATTTCTAATGCCTTAGAACGAATCTCTTGAGTGATTGCAGAATACCCTGCCAAGAAATCTTCCATAGGAATCATATCAAATAGATGAAGAACTGCATCATCTGTCTGAACATTATCCTTTCGATTTAATTGCTTCATTAAATCCTGGAAATTAGCCGACATTACTTCACCATCAAATACCCATGGATCGGAAAGATGATTAGCAATGTTAACAAATTGCTCACGAATCTTTGGGAAGTTATCTAACTCTTTTCCGTTCCTGGAATATTGAATCACACGACCATCAGGAAACACGAATGTCAAAACTCGAACACCATCTAATTTGACTTCTAAGATTTTCTCGCCAGTCATCTTAGTCTGTTGATCTGTAGAATCTTGAGCAAGCTGACAAGAGAAAGTCGGAATAATATACTTAGTATGATACTTGTCTGATGCAGACAAATTCTTTACAACTTTATTGATAGTCTTCTCAGAAACACCACAACGAAGATCTTTGATGAGGATCAGACGATACCAATTATTCCATTCATCTTGAGTGGCTTGGTTCATGAGACGAGTAATCTCTTCTTTGGCTGAATTACCAGTAAGCTTGCGGTTAACAAGTTTAGTCAGAAGTTCTGTAAATTCGCCCCAATTGAGACCTGTACCAGAATCAGTCTTTTCTGGAATTTGCTTCACACCAAAAGTCATGAAACTGTCTAGTGCATACTTCATTCCGTAGAATAGAATGTCGTTACCATCACGACACTCACGTTCAAGAATAGCTTCTTTTCCTAGACGTGAACGATCGGCCTGAAGTGCACGAATAATATTCTTAGGCGGTGTCATTAGATAATCTCCATAATTTCACTAAAACGAGCGACGTAATATGCACCAAAACAATCCTCTAAATCAAAGATTGGAGTACCAGAAGTATCGACCCGAATATTTTTAACATTCACAGCACATTCAGCAACGATTGAATATACTTCTTGGTCAATCTTAATCTCTTTTGTTGGTTTTCTGTACCACGGTTCTTCAAACATATTTAAATTATACCGTATTCTGAACTAGATGTCAAGTGATTCTAAAAAAATTATTTGTATCGAGCGTACTTTTTAGAACCATCTGCAAATACAACCAACTTTTGTGTTGGTTCATCTACAAGAACCAATTCTTCGCCATATACACAAGGTGTGGAACTACCCTCTTCGCAAGAGAATTGACGAGACCAACGATCGCCACAGCATTTGCAATCGATACCGTCCATACATCCGTCGAAGTACAATCCGTTGGCTTCTGCACGATGATTGGCGTCTTTAGCATTCTCAGCTTCGATCACAACATCTAGAGCAGGACCGTCGTATTGTCCGAAAGAATTATTTTGATTAAAGTGGAAGAATTTCATACTAGAACCAGTATACCTTATGCAATCCAAGAAAGCAATATTTTCCGAAAGAATATCTCGTTTGTTTTCAACGGTTTAGTGCAAGTGATTGAAAACAAACGAGATACAGTTTTTATAAAGTGACTTCCGCAGAATCCCAATAGTCCATGATGAAAGATTTATCGTTCTTAACCCAAGACAGAGTCGCCGAAGATCCCATATTCAGACTGCCGTTCCGTAGTCTACGAGAAAATGTTTCCTTGTAATCGTCGATATGGAATTCCGCATCTGCACGATCGGGAGCACCGACTACATAATTGGTAACACCACCAAACAATTCACCAGTGCACAGGCGGACGATCAATTTCGGACAGGAATCAGTTTCACACTCTTGAACGTATTCGTTAACAACCATAGAACCATTATACCTCGACGAAGAGGCGAATGTCAAAAAGAATATTCCCTTTAGAATCAATGACTTAACTGCAAGTGACTGAAACTAAAGGGAATATAATTTTTTATTGGGTTTTTATTCTTCAGCTAGCTTTCGGAAGAAGTCCAAGTCCAAAGAATCATCCTCATCTTCACCTTCGTCAGCTTTCCAAGGCATATCCTCTTCAACCTTCTTAGTTTCCATCTTAGGAGATGGCTTAGTTGGCATCGGTTCCTCGATCTTCTTTGGTGCAGCAGGCTTAGAACCAAGAACCTTATCAAGACGTGCCTTTAATTCATCATAAGATTTGAAATTCTTAGGATCAGTAAATTCACCTAAAGTGTATAGTGAATTCCATACTGTCTCTAACTTCTCATCGTCTCCATCAAATAGAGGCGATTGTGCTTCAAAGGAAGAATTATCGTAATTAGGATATCCTTCTACTTTCTTAATCTTTAGACGGAAGTTAGCGCCTTGCCAAAAATCAAAAGGATCAACAGCCTTGTCACCTTCGAAAACAGGCTTCATGGCTTCTTGAATCTTTTCGAAGATCTTCTTGCCAAACTTAAACAGCATAATCTTGCCTTCGTTCTGTGGATTCTTTGGATCCGAAATAACGTAGATATTGGCAATATACTGTTGCTTACGCTTACGCTTACGAACAACTTCTTTATTAGCTTCGATACCTGTGGCCCAGAGTTCCTGATTAACCTCTCCACATGGATCTGCCTTACCAATAGTTGTTAGTGAATTCTCAATATACCATCCACCAGGACCCTGGAATGAGTGCGAATAAACTGTAACCCAAGGTAACTTGTCATTCTTTCCAGCTGGAAGAAAACGAATTAGAGCCGTACCATTTCCAGTCTTTTCGTCCATGGGAACTGACCAAAAACGATCGTCTTGGTACTTGTTT